TACAGCAGCAGTTAGGTGCAGCTCAAACAGCTCAATAATTGCTGACGGCTCAAGAGAATGCAGCTCCCTTTCGACCTTATTGGGTGTTGTCGTCATGGCTCAAATACCTCCTCAAACGTTGCATTGATATTGAACAGATTGGAGTACGGGAGCGTTTTCGTCCAAGACTTGCAAATCCACTTGTATGTATCTGTGTCGTCTGGAGGAGACCAGTCAAAAGCCTCAACCCCAGCCCTAGCCTCCAAAAAGTCTTCAATCAGATTGGCGTCAGTAGCTCCTATGTTTTGCCAAGTCAGTTGCCAAACTTTCTTGTCTTGATTGATGCCAAAAGTGCTGCGCTGACTGTAACCAGAGCCGAACTGAGCTACACGCACATTAGGCTCAGCCTTTTTGCTGGCTCCGTAGTTCGGTTGTACGTCGGGGAAGGTTGCCATTAGTTCAGAAGGCCTCCAGGCATTTTCTGTTTGACGATCTCAGCTTGAACAGCAGCGCCGATGGCCTTGCCAAGAGCTTTGGACTCCTGTTCGTTACCTTCCACGCTAGATCCAGAAGCGTCAACGTTCACCACGATGTTACTTGCACCAGCCCCAGATGAATGAACTCCAAGCTTGCCTCCAGGGCCTTTCTTAAGCGGAAGGATGGCCTCGGGTCCCGCTTCGCCCATTATTCCGAAATTGCCAGTTCCCCCATTCGCGTACTGGAACAATGTCGGCTTAGTGACTAGACCACCCTTGGCGTAAGGAACAATTTTATTTTTAGCGAATGCAGCACCATTTGCCGCCATCAAGCTCACCGAATCAGGCATGGTCACTGGTGGGTTGGTTCCAGAGCCATTGAACACTGCACCATTCTTTGCTCCTAAACCTAAGAAGTTCCCCACTCCAGGTATTAAAGATATAGCCTTGAATAGAGCCGCTTTTGCGAACATTTTTGCCAGGTCTTGGAGAATTGACCTTGTAAGTTCAGCGAAATTAGCCTTACCAGTGACGACCATATCCGCGAATGCATCGCCAAACTGCTTGACCGCATTAACACCTCGATCGGCCAATGCCTGCTTGAGATCCATTGACCTTTCAAAGAGATCTTTCAAGCCCTTCTGGAAGGACTTCAGAGGAGTATCTACTTCATTGAGTTTCTGCTTGATCTTTTCGTAAAGTTCAGGCATATCCTTCAAGAGGATTGCCATCTCGTCAAGGGTCTTTTTGCGGTTGTATTCCTCTTGAGTAATCTCGCCGGCAAGAACTCTCGCTTGCTGGATTCTGTCCTGCCTTCTAGCCTCAGCATCGGCTTCTCTTTCTGCCTCTGTAGCAGCTTCTTTCCTTAAGTCTCTACCCCTAATGACAAGATCAAAGCCAGCCTGCTGGATTGCATTTGTCCGTGCAAGAACGTCTTCCGTCTCTTGTTGCGCAGTCAAAATATCTAATTCATACGTTAAAGACGACTCAAGGAATTTGTTTTCATCAAGCCTTGCCTGACGGATTTTATCTCTCAAGTCAAGCTCAGCCTGAGTCATCATGACTCGTGCAGCGCCTGATCCTGAGCCATCATCTGCATCTGGATCGTCAAAGTCAGTTCGGTTATAAGTTTGCTCATCCAAAACACTAGACCCAGGCAGCACGGGTCCGACAAAATCCTTCCCGGCTCCAAACTCTCTGTAGATGCTGCGCTCAACTGCCTCATTTAGATCTTCAACGTCTTCGTAAGCATTTTTCAGCTGCCTTCTAAGCGACTGAAGCAGTCTTTTGTTTGAGGTTCTATTTAAACGCTCCTGCAAGGTATTAATTTTGTCGTTCATCTCTTGCGTCTTTTCTTTCGCCTCATCTAGCGTCACCTTGCCATCGTCAATCGACTTGACGAACCTGTCATTTGCCGTTGCCGCTCTATAAAGAGCAACACCTGCAGCAGTTACACCAGCAACTAGCAAAACGATTGGATTTGCCGCCAAGAAAAGCAAAGCTTTTCCAAGGCCAGCAACAGCAAGCTTGACATCAAACAACGCAAGCTTCAAGACGTTCATTGCGCCTCCTGCCGTAATTGCAGCCTTTGCCAAACCAGCAGCCCCAACCGCGCTGCCAAGAACTAAAGCTGCAGAGGCGACTTCCTCGAAGTTCTCAACCAAGAAAGCAGCTACATCTAGAATTAAATTCAATCCAGTCGCGGCTGCCTTAGCGGCAGATACCAAAGCGGGCGCGATGTCGGTTATAAACTCAGCAAAAGCTTTTTGCATCTGAGCGCCAACTGGCTGCAAAGCTTCGCCAATCGCAATCTTGACTTCGTTAAAGGCAACCTGTGCGCGGGCTCCTGCATCCGCACTGCTATCTGCAATCTTCGCCGCTGTCTTCGCGTATTCAGGACCAAGACTGATGATAAAAGTCATCAGTTCATCCAAGCCAACAGTGCCAGCCTTAAACGCCGCCTGAAGCTGAGGCAGTGTCATTTCATTTGCTTCCGCAAACTTGGTAACAGCACCAGGCAACCTTTCACCCAATTGCCCGGAAAGCTCTTCAGCACTTACCTTGCCCTTCGAGAAGGTCTGCACCATTGCCGTAATCGCAGACTCAACATCTTGCGCTCCACCACCTGTCGCCTTAATTGCAGCTGTGACGTTTCGGAATACAACTTCTGCGTCCGCAACATTGCCACCAGCTCCAATGACCGCTGCTGACAGGCGAGTCATACCCTTGATTGCCACCTCTTGCGGAACATTCAGCTCTTCTGTGACTCGCGCCGCTGCTCGCATTGCAGCCGGGTAATCACTCCCGGCGACACCCTTCAATGCAATTTGAAGCTTTTGCAGCTCCGCTGCATATTCAGACGTAGCACCAAGCGCTTCTCGCATCATTTTGACTTGAGCGCCAAGTGCTGCGCCTGCAGCAACACCAGCGACACCACCTACGGCGCCACCAACTGCAGCGCCCAATGCGCCCTCAGGGCCACCAAATACACCACCAGCGGCAATACCACCTAACCCTTGCGCAAGACCACCAATCGTTGGACGACGACGACGCTTGTTTAGCTTTTCGAGGCGACGATCTACTGCCTCAATTTGACGGCTAACGTCTTGGTAAGCCTTGCTGGTGGGGCTTAATCCGGCACGCAAAGAGGCCCAAGAAGCACGTTGCGCTTGAAGGCTATTGATGCTTCCGTTTGACGCAAGGGTTGCTGCTTTGATGTCTCGAGCCACTTCTTCGTAGCTCTTACCCATTCGGTCAATATCAGCACTTATTCCAGCCATTCCAATATCACTGATGCCCCGATAAAGCTCGCTAATCTCACGAACCTGAGGAGGAACGTATGGCTGTACTGGTGCTGTACCTTCGGCGATTATTGCTCCTGTCCCAGCATCACGGCTACCTATTTCAAGAGTGTTTCCACGCCTGCCGCTCAAAGCCGCCTGTATCCCAGCAACTTTTGCTGCGCGTCTGGCACGACGCTCTTCTGTCTCGTCTAATTTTTTTAGTCTTCTTTCCTGGTCAATAACAGACTGCGTTCTGCTGTCAGCTGCTTGCTTCAGCTTTTCCTCAAGCTCAAGAATCCGAGCCTGAGTCTCCCTATAATCATCAGATGTGATGTCTAAATCTTTAAGATCAGTTTTCAGTTCTCCTAATTCTAGGTTTAACGCGTTGATTGTTTGAGGTAATTTTCCTAGGTCTTGCGTGAGCGCTGAAGCAAATGTTCCAGGGCCGCCAGTAACATCACCGCCTCTTGCAAACCTTACAGTTGCTTGCATTTGTGCGCTGGCAACGACCTGTTGACGCGCTAAAGCCCTTGATACGCCTTTTTCTAGAGCGTTAACATTTCCGAGCTGCTTGGCGTACTCCGCAGTTAGAGGCTTCAAAGTATCTAACAGCTGCCTTCTTGAAGCGATTTGCTTCTCTACCCCTTCAACCGTTCTTCCGGTGAAGCGAGTCTCTAACTGACTTAGCGTTGCTAATTTCTTCCCGGTTGAATCAATTTGTGCGTCGACGGCCTTAAGCTTCGCTTCGTACTCCGCTACATCTTTTGAAAACTGTTTAAATGCATTTCCGCCTAAAGTTGCTTGATCTCTAAGCCCTTTTAGAGCGTCAATTTGACCTTTTATAGATTGTCGACTTGATTTACCTGCTCTTGCTACCTCAAAAATCTCTTTTCTTAGCCCCTCAAGCTGCTTATCGCTTGCCTTTGAGGCTTGCCCAAGAGTACGCAAGGCACTCTTAAGAGCGGTTACACCGTCTAGACCGTCAACGCCCAGCTTGATCAGAAGGTCGCCAACAGTCTTAGCCATCTGCCTTCTTGCTGAATTCGGTCAGTGCGGCGGATT